TATTGTCAGCCTTGACCTCAGGGCTGGTCCGTACGTTCAGGAGCGTGGTCACCTCTCCGACCCAGAGCGGAGTCTTTGACGGCTCCGGCGCCTGATCTGCGTCGATCACGATGCCGGTGTGGCCCTCGCGCCAGAGGATGTCGCCCTTCTTCACGGACTGCAGCGAGTACGGCAGCCGTTCGAAACCGAGCGCGGTCAGGGTCTGATCCTCGATTGCCGTGTACATCTCCTTGTAGTTCTCAGCGTTTGGAACGCCTGCGATCAGGACGCAGCTGATGACCATCGAGGAGCAGTCGCAGTTGCACGGCTCGGCGATCTTCATGATGTCGCCGGTTTTCTGTAGTTCGTTCCAGAGTCCGTACCGTGTAGCGTTCGCGCCGAAGATCGAGCTTGTTCCGCGGCTGTACCCGATCTTATTGTTTATGCAGCACTGCCGTGCAGCCTCTCCGATGTTGTACGCGATGGTCTTCTTCGGGTTCCGGTAGATATACACCCAGGCATTCCCGTCCTGACCGAGGAAGTCGATCCGGACCTCTCTGCCGGTCTGGTCGCCCTTGATTCCGAAACCAGTGCCGTCTTCAGCTGATGCTGCGTGACCTAATAATGCCATGTCTTACTCCTTTATCCTTCGTAGACCTCAACGTAGATGTGAACGAGGTCTGCGAGGTTGTTGTAAACAGGAACGCCAGTGGAGCGGATGCAGATGTAGACGATGTTCGCCTGTTCGTAGTACTTGCCCTCGATGAGTTCCATGTTGGTGTCATAATGAATCGGGTTGTCGGGCGTATCGCCCTGACCCGGCGTCTCGACCTCGGCGTAGAGGGCTTCGCTTCCGACCGCACCCGGCTCATAGAGGGTGCTTGAGGTATGCCCCTGCCGCACCTTGTAGAGTTTGCCGTTGTGACGGATTCTTTCATCAAGGTCATACCATGTGTCAGGCTTCCAAGCAGGGAAGAGTTCGATGCCATCAAGTGCGTCCGTGTCGCTGAGGGACGCAGATGCCTTGTAAATGAGGTTGCGGATTCGGTTCAGCGTTTCCCATGTCAGAATCATGATTCACCTCCGAAAAGGAAGTCGAGGGTTTCTTCTGCCGTTACTTCGCCGCCGTCAATCGGGATGTCGGTCTCCGTGTAGGTGCGGTTGAGTGCCGCAGGGTCTTCCGCAACATCGTAGTCCCCTTCGGGAAACCCACCATGCACCTTCACCCCTTTATCGGAATATGTGCGGATAAAGTCGGTCTGCCCGACCATAAAATGCTCTTGTCTGATTGCCATTTCTTCCCCCCTCCTTATGTGGTCGGAATCGGTGTTCCGTCTGCATAATAGTTTTCGTACTGACTTCCCTCAATCGCCACGATGCTGTTGTTTGCGTAGCCGAGGATTGTCGACCAGTTCGTGGCAGACTGATAAGAAGAAATCAGGGACTGAGGAACGTATAACGTACCTCCTGAGCCGTTAGATGCAAACGGAGTTCCGTTAAAAGCCTCATATCTGGAAAGCTGTACGACAGAAGATTTACGAAGAATCAACACGTTGAATAAAGTATTGTTTCGGAACGTGGTCGCACCAAACCCCAATGTCTGAGACGCAAGGTCAATCGCTTTCAGCTTTACGTTGTTGTTTATCGTGTTGTTAATGTTCGTCATATTAAACGAAGGATTCGCCATTACAATATATTCAAGGTTCGGATTGTAACAGATGGCGTAGTTCCCCGATATAGTTTTCACGGTATCAGAAAACAAACTTGTTATTTTGCTAAACCCATAAATGCCATAAGCGGCTATCGTCTGCGCTGTGCTTAACTTGACAGCACCCGTAGGCAGAGACTTGTCAACAATTTCGTCAAAGGACAATCCCCCGCCGCCGCTGACATTGACTACCACCTCGGAGTATCCATCTGCGTTATCGTCCTCTGCATCGTATGTTCCGTTCTGCGTGATGGTCTTCGCGATTAAAGTGGGGGACGGAGTTGAGGGGCGAGTGTACTCGACAGTTACATCGTCCTCAAGGTACTTCCCCTCGGTAAGCAGGGTCTTCGTACCGCTTGCATTCATCTGCGCAATAGCAGACCCTTTATAGCTGATTTGTACCTCTGCCATATCAGTTCACACCCCCTTCATAAACAGGAAGATTTACCGCCGTCCATACGCCATCAACAAGCGAAAGGAACTGTCCGTTCGTGCCGCTCGGCGTAGTGAGTTTTTCGTTAAGTGCTGTCATCAAATCCAACTGGTTCTCGATATTCCCTTGAATCTGCCCCCATCTCGCTTCCGTCACAGGGGCTGAACCGCCGCCGCCGATGTCCACGCCGCCGCTCACCTTCACGCCGCCAAGTCTGATGCCGCCGCCAACTTTGAGCGTGGCATCTGCCACAACGCCGCCTGTCCTGACAGGGGTCATGCTGATGTTGCTCATGCCACCACCTCGTTTCCGCTATTCGGTAGAACCGCATTAGACAACGAACTGCCGATGCGCCAGTAGGTGATGTCTGTGCCGCCGACCTGTCCGTCCTTCAGCACTCGCACCTGCATCGGTGCCGTACTTGGAAGTGCAAAGGTCTGCTCCTGCGTCAGGAACACCGCATAACAGTCCGCGTCTACATCGAGGAACACATCTCCGTTCGAGAGGTAGTACTGAACGCCGCCGAAGCTGAACTCGATCTCGTCAGGATCAAACTCCGCAAGCGGAAGTCCGTTCGCGGTTACATCGAGCCAAATCAGGGCTGTCTGGCCTTTTCGGATTAAATACTCCATCAGCTCACACCTCCGTTATATACGGGTAAGGACATCGCAACGACCGCGCCTGTGTTGTCGATTCCAAGGAATTTACCGGCATTTCCGGCGCCCTGACTTGCCGCTACAGCGCCCAGATCCGAAAGCGACTTGTCACCGGACAGGGTCACGCCGCCGATGCTGGGTTTGTTCGAAAGGTCGTTGTAGTTACTGGTTCCGCCGCCGCCACCAGAACCGAGCGCGTCGTATTTGATGCCAAGGATCTTTTCGATGTAAATGGCACCGGCAGAAGACTTTGTCGGGTTGTAGGTGCTGCCATTTCCCTGTTGCCACGCGCCAACGTTGGTCACGGTCAGCACGGTGCCAGAGAACGAAAAGCTCAACTCCGACACATAAAGCAGCGTACTGGTCGAGTCGGAGATGTTCGGGATTCTAAACGAAAACGAGATGTTTTCCCGAACAGGCACCCGATGGATTTCGACGCGTCCGTTGTAACCAATCCAGAAGTCCAAATACTGGTAGTTTGTGACGTCGTCTTCGAGCGTGTAGGTGTCCGCAACAACTGCTGTCGTGCTGCCGTCGTACAGTTCCACCTCACGCCCGACCTCGACCATGTCACGGACTTCTTCAATGGCTGCCTGAACTTTCGTGGCAGACAACGAGCCGGTAGGAGTAAACGATACATCGCCCGCCTCAATCGTGACATTAGATGACAGCGCCTTGCCGTTCACCGTTCTGGTCGTCGGAACCGCATCTACATCGCCCGCGTTCAGGGTGATGTTCTGGTTCAGCGCCTTATCGTTGACCTTCCTGGTCTCAGGCACGGCACCCAGATCGGAAGGAGTGAGTGAAATGTCACCCGACAGCGCCTTGCCATTGACCTTCGTGGTCTTCGGTACCAGATCGTCAAGTGCAGCCTCCACGGCAGCGAGTGCCGCCTGGTACTGCGCAAAGGCAGCGTCCACATCTGCGACCAGCTGCTGCACAAACGTCTTCTCTTCCGGCGTCGCTTCACCGCTGATGTCTTCCTGAACGCGAATCGTGATCTTGAACGTTGTCACCGTGGAACCGGATGCCGTCAGGATCAGCTCCGCATCCACGTCCCCGACCTGAGTCAGAGCGCCGCCCTCGGCAGCCAGCGGAACCGTGACATCATTGTCCGCGGCATTGACCGTGCCGGTGTACGTGAATATCGTCCCGTCCGGCCTCCGGCAGATGAGCGTTGCCGTCTCAGATCCGGTGATCGTATAGTCGAACGGCTCGCAGATCAGCACGCGCCCGGAGTCGTTCTGCACAGCGTTCACGATCGGAGGCGCGAGATAGGTGCTGCTCGATACCTTAACCCTCTGATTCAGCATCCTGATCCTCCATTTTCTTCAGTGCTTCGGCGATAATGTTCCAGGCCGCGGAGATCCCAGCAGCCAGAGCCGCGCACAGAACCGGCACCATGAGTGTCCAGAACTTATTCCATCCCATGACCGATCCGTCACGCAGCATCACGACAAATTCAGGGATTAGGACGCCGAAAAATGCCTGTACGAAGGTCTTCAGCGCGCGTACCATCCAGTCCTTCATTTTGCTCCCCCTTCTCCGAGATTTAACGGTAACCGCGTGACTTTCTCTTTCAGCTCGTCCGCGTAACCGTTGCCACCCAGCTTCTTGTATGTCTTGTGCATTTCCAACCACTCTTTCAGCTCCTCTGTGGAAATGCTGCCGCGCTGGATAGGTGCAGCTGCATAGTCACGGATGTACCTGAGCAACAGGAATTGCAAAGCCACGTTTTTTGCGCTCTTCTTCTCGACGATCTCCCGAACCATCTGGAAAACAACCATCAGAGCGCCGCCGCCCACAAATGCCAGGATAAATTCGTAAATCGTCATGCTATTTTCTCCTTGTTGTCCACGTAGAACGCGTACGATGTCACGCGCAGGTCGTCATTCTTCAGTTGCAGCTGCCCGACCAGCATCCCGTTCTCCGCCAGATTCTGGCTGGATAACGGAACGATCACGGTCTGGCCGCTTACCGTACCGGACGCGGTTGTGACGGTACCGCTCGGCAGCACCAGCGTCAGCTTTGCCGTAGATCCTGCCGGGATCGTCATGTCCGGCAGCTTCAGATGCAGCTCACGCCCGGAGTCGCCCTGTACCGTGTAAAAAACTACCGGAGATCTGTCAGCTCCAGCGAAGATGTCCTTCATTTGCTCAAGCATCAACAAGCCTCCTTATGTCGCGGAATACCGTTTTGTTTCCGTGCCGGTCGAGTCGTAGAAGACAAGCCCGGAACGGTTAAGCTGCACACGCGTGTTTCCGCTGGAATCTATGAGCGAAATGTATCCGCCACCGTTTCCGCCGGAAATGATCACGTAGTTGTAATCAGCATTCCCGTCGCCATCCAGATGCACAAGCGACACGAGGTTCGGGCTTACGTTCACGCGCCGGTCTGTTGCGTAGTTGGTCATGGTGATTGCCTGTGAATTCAACCACGTTTCGTTGTCGCCGTCCTTGCCGATCAGGCTTATCTGACCATTGATTCCACCGGCGTCGTCCTGGAGCCGCATCCAACCGCCGTTGATCTGCGCTTGACTCATGACTACCTGCCCGGTCGCCATGTCCAGATAGAACTTGCCATTGATGCTCGACAACCTGCCGGCCTTGATCATGTCTGCGAAGATTGTCCCGTCCATCGTGGCTGCCATCTTGTAGGTCTGGCCGCCGTCGTCAGTATAGCCCCAGCCGTTGATGTTCCAGCGCCAGAAGCGCTGTGCCGTGTCCGGGTCGTTCGTGTCCATGATCCTGAGTTCGGTTGCCACGCCGTTCTCGTCGTAGACCACGTAGATCACGCCGCCTGTAGCCGCCTCCAGAATCTGCCGGGCATTGTTCGAAGCGTCCACCAGCAGTGTCTTTCCTGCCTCCTGGATCTTGCCGTCGACCCGTGCAGATTGAGCAGACAGAGACGGGTTTTCGTCGATCCCCAGGGTGATCTGCGTCGCCCAGGGCCTGTTCAGCTCGATCTTCATCTTGGTCAGCATAAACAGCCGGTTGATCCCGTGCGGTTCCGAAATGACCCGGATCATGTCCAGGATCTGGAACCGCTCGATGTCTTCCGTGGTCAGGCCGAGATCCAGCGCGGCCGCTTCGATACACAGGTTCGCCCACTGGGTGTCTTCCAGGAACTGCTGGCCTCTTGTTTTGAGTATTTCCGGAGTTGTTACGCCGTCAAAGGTCGCCGTCTTCCAGATGTTCCCATAGATACCGGCAGCAGTGCCGACCAGATAGTCTTTCCCGTCGTTCACCGATTCGATGGTCAGGCGTTTATCAAGCCCCTCGACCTCCGATTCGCCGATTGTTTCGCCGAGCGGGATCACAACCGTGCAAACATCCAGGCTGTTCAGATTCTTGGTCAGATCCATCAGATTCTGGCCGATCCTGATCACCTGCGAAGACGTCCGCGGGCTGTCCTGCAGATAGTCCAGGTACCGGACGCCGTCCTGGTGCCGGACCCGGAGGAAGCCGCCAAAGTTATCCAGAAGATCTTCCGAGATTTCCTTCAGCGTGGATTCGTAATTTGTGTACCTGTAGATCGAGTTCCCGCCGTCCACCGTCACCGCGCCCAGCTGGAACTGCTTGCCGGCGTCGGCCTCGTCGTTGTGCACCTGCAGGTACTTGCCGAGAAGCGTCGCCGTCGTCTCGTTCATGAACTTAGCCTGGCGCTGCACGGTGTCGTTCAGGTATGCAAGCTCGCCGTCGCAGTCGATCGTCTTCCGGTTCCAAAAATCCGTGGATTCCTGGACCGGGACGCCTTCAAAGATTAGATCGTCGCCCTGGTAGACCTGCACGGTACTCTGCCGGAGCTGTACCCGGTCGTAGAACGCGTGCCTGGGCGGCATCGTAAACGTAAAAGACCCAGCCTTGTTCGCTTCGAGCGTCAGGACCGGATCGATCAGCGCCAGATCCTCCGCCATATCAGCGCACAGGATCTCGCCGTCGCACAACACCTTATAACTCACAGCGCACCTCCCCGGTATCTGATCCGCATCGTCCCGGAGCCGTGCAGATGCAGCTCGTTGTCGCCGTGCAGCAGGAACAGCCCGTACGCGTTGCTGACGCCTTCAGGAAGCGACCAGGTCTCGCCCGCGTACCCGACCGTCATGCCGGCAGCGGAGCATTCAAACTCTAAATAAGCCCTCATATACGGGACTTCGACCGTGATCGTCTTGTCGCCGCTGAGGTTTTCCACGACGATATTGGTCCAGGCTTTTCTCCGCTTGAAGGGCTGCGCATTCACCGTGATCGTGACACCCGCGGTCATGCCGTGGTCTTCGATCTTGCCGACAGACGCCACGCCTTCCCAGTACCAGTTCGGATCGTCCGGGAACTCGACCCGGATGTTCTTACCATGAAGATCTTCCAGGATCTGCGACCAGTACAGTGGCCACTCCCAGCGATCAGACCTAAGTTCAAGCCCGATCGTGATTTTCCTGGAGTCGTAGTAGATGACGTCACTCAGAAAGTCCGCGCCGTTGATGTAGCCGTCCCGCATAGGGATCTCGATCTCTTCAAGACGCGGTTCCGGGGATTCGATCTCTTTGTGGATGAAGTTCGCCTTGTAATCCACTTCGGTCTTGCCGTTCAGGTAGATCATCAGACCAGCCTCCCTTCACGCGCTGCAATTCTGCCCAGTTCCCGGTCGATGCCAGGCGCCAGCTGCCCGACCAGTACGCGGCCATCCAGGAAGACGCCCATGGACTGCAGCGCCGTGATGAACGCATTCATGAGCGTGATCACCTGGTCCATCTTCGTCCCCAGATCCTCGATACCAAGAGACACCGAAGACCGGTTCAGCGGGATCACGGTCGCGCTGGAGGGAAGATCCACCAGCTCCGGGCCGTCTTCGCCGACGAGCGTCGTGCCGGGATGCTGACCACCTCTTGCCAGTCCTGGGATCTCCGGGATCGCCACCTGCTCCATCGTCCAGGACGCACCGAACATCTTGCCAACCGCCGCGATAATGGCACGCAGCGGAGTCAGAAGAATGTTGACGCCGCGAATCATGGTATTTAAAAACCCGATTACGCCGTTAAGACCAGCCTTGAATACGTTTTTGATGCCGTCCCACAGGTTGCTGAACCAGCCGGTGACCTTGTCCCAGATCTTCTTGATGCCGTCCCAGGCACCCTTAAAGATGTTCGTGAAGAACGTTCCAACCGCAGCGAATGTCCTCTTGATGCCCTGCCAGATGTTACTGAAGAACTTGCCGGCACCATCCCAGGCTTTTTTGATCCCGTTCCAGGCCGCGGTGAATGCCTGGGCAACGACCTTGACCACTTCGCCGATTACCTGCAGGGCAATTTTCAGCCCCTGGCTCAGCAGGTTGATCAGCGGCACGATGATGACGTTGATGATCTCGATCAGCGGAGGCAGCAGTGCGAGAAGCAGGTCGAGGATGGGCTGCAGGATCGGAGACAGTGCGTCAAGCAGATTGACGATGACCGGCAGCAGCGCCGACACCAGTTCGATAATAGGAGGCAGCAGCTGCTGTATGAAGTCCATCAGGATCGGGAACAGCGTCTGTGCCAGTTCCATCAGAGGAGGCATCAGATTCTCGAATACCATCGTCAACAGAGGGCTGAGCTGTTCGAATGCTGTGATAATAAACGGCATGAACTCCAGGACGAGATCCAGGAACTCCTGCACGACCGGCATCAGACTGCCACCCAGCTTCGTGACGATCGCATTGAAGCTCTGCTGGACG